ACCTGGGGAGCAATTTCAGAAATGGTAGTTTTGTCCTTCGCCTTAAAACCACTCATACTGGAATAGTGGTCTAAGAACGACACGTTCATGTTCACGCTAACTTCAGGCGCGTTACCCAGGTGACGCTCACCGGAATAAGCTTTGGCAATAGGATCCCAGGGATCCCAGAACAACGAACCACGACCTAGTACATAATTTTCAACATTAGGCGTACTCATAATAACACTCCTGCAATGAACAGCTACGTGGATTTGTAACCGTAAAAAGGCTCGACAAATTGAAACTCATAAAGTACCGCGACGTCAAGAACATTTGGAATCACTTCTACTATTTCATTTGTCGTCATCAGATAACTTACTGCCAACTCTAATCCTGGGGTACTCAAGCCTGTATTTTGCACGAAACGAACATCAAGTTCAAGGGCTTTTTTCAACTGTTCTAACTTTTTTCTTCCTTCAGTAAATAGTTATTTCTTGTATTACTTCCAAGAACATTAGCAGTTTGTTCAAAAATATGAATACAAGGCAACTCTCTAGACCATGAACCCCACACACCACCATTTCCTTCAAAAAACGAAGTATTAGCGAAAGCCGCTACCAGTCGTCTTTTCAATTCCACTGCAATAAGTTCTCGCTTGGCAATAATCATAAGGTGATGGCCTTAGCGACATCAAATTGTTTCATAATCTTGGGAACTTCTTTACTAATAAATTCTTTTTGCGAATTTTCAATCCAGTGTAAACCTTTGAATGTCAAACTTCTAACTAACGTGAATTTAGCTACGATATTTATTGGAGCTTTTTCACCAGGTTTGGCATTGGCTTTTTTAGCTAATCTTTCAGCAAAATACAAAGTCCCTCTAACATCAGCTTTGACTTGTTGATGCTTGTCCAATCTAATAGTACTTGAAGAACGCTTACGAGGAGTAACAAAACTAAAAAGAGAATCACCATGATCATCAAATTGCCAAGGACTTTTGTATGGAGTTTTGTTCGCAAAAGGCACAGCTAAAAATTGATTATCACCTGATGTGGCCGAAACAGTTCCACCATAATTCCACACTTTGAAGTATTTATGTGCTTCAGATTTTTTATCTACGCTTATTTTTAAATTTAAAGAATCTTTAGCTTTAGAAGCTGTGACTTTAATACCTTGATACAGACGACTGTTAGCACCAAAAACACCTGTAGCTGACAAATTTCTATGTACAGTATTTAAAAGACTTTCTTTTAAAGTATTTCTAGCAGCATTTAGAAATTTATTACCAAGTTCATCTGGTAACTGCTCAATTTTAGACGCAAGATGGTTCAAATCTGTAGCTTTGCCACTAGAATTTAATTGAACTTTAACGTCAATGCTTTTCATGTTAGGCTGACTCGGCTGCGCCAAAATACACAAAAGAATCTAAAGCTACTCTTGCTGATTCAACCAAAGGATCTCCAAGTGATCCAGACACAACGCTATTTCCAGAGGAGTTCATTTCAGAAACTCCTAACGTAGCAAGTCTGTTATAATTCGCTACAGTTTGAAGTAGAAAAGCTTCGTAAATTCTTTGGTTATCTTTTAACTCAACAAGACCACCAGTGTACTCTATGTAAATACTGATAAGAGATTTCAAACCTAATGTGGTAGCATTTAAAATTAAATCTTTTCCATTTCTAACAGTGTAGTCCGTAGTCGCAACCAACAAAACACCTAACGAAGAATCAGTCAATTCTCCTACATACGTGTCATCTATAAGGTTGACTGAAATTATTGTCTTTACAGGATTGTTACGCAACGTAATTCTTGTATCTTGATCATAATAATATTCTTTAAAAGAATCAAAAGCCAGATCTTTATTTAAATAACTTGAAATTTGACTATAAGCAGTACGTGCGCAGATATTGACCCTAGCATCAAAAGTTGCTATCTGATTTGTGACTGTGTCTTGTATCTGCAACAAAGCACAAGATTCAGTAACAACACTTTCAACAAAAGAATCTATATCTGCGGACATATTAAATCTTCTCAGCAGTAACAGCAGCAGAATCGTTTTCCAATACAACGGAATCTAGACTCTTCGCATCAAGCGTAGCTACAGCTGCTTTATTGTCCAAACTAGGTGGGATAAATTTTCTAGTAGGAGACTTGACTGGCTCCACTAAATCTTCCACAGTTTTAGTCACTGTGAGAACAGCGATTCCAGGAATAGGAGCTTCATCAACACCTAACTTACGAAAATCGCTACCGAATCGTGCAATCCACTTCACACAATCGGTTTCCACATACGTACCAGTAGGAATGTCTAAAGAATTAGAACAATCCCACAAATTTCGACGACTCTGATACAATGCCATAAAACCTCCAATATAAAGAACGGCTTGTTAAAATTAAACAAGCCGCCCTTTACTTATTAAGTCGCAGAAGTTTTGATCACGACACCAGTTTCCGGCAGAGCGTAAGCCATGCCTTCACGTTGCAGAATACGCAGGAAAATCTTATCCTGTGTAAACCCAACATGCTCAGAGCGAGCCATGGTCAACTGCTTGCGGTCGCCAATATAATAGTGCTTCATGTTACCGAAGAACATAAACGACTTATCAGCACCACTGGCAGTAATACCGGGCATAGATTCAACAACTTCATACGGATAGCCCCAGATCATACCGGGCTGATTGTTCGCAGTAGGCTGCGCCCAAATGTAGTTGCCGTCAAGGTCTTTCTTCTGGCGAAGAATGTTGAAAATCGTGCGGTGCATGTAGAACTTAGCACCGGCAGACAGTGTATTAGTCTGCATGGTAGTAATGTTTGCCAGATCGTCCGCAGTCACATCTGTAAAAGCAGTCTTGGTAGAGGGCAGCGTGTACGTGCGCGTACCTGGATCAAACAAGATGCCGTTGAAAGGATCGCTGACCGAAACATTGCCAGTAAACACAACGCGATCTTCTTCTTTCGCAATAGCCTGCGCAAACAGAGTCGCTAACAGGTTGGCGATGGCAACACTGGTGTCATCCAAGAGTTCGCTGGTCATCGGCACTAATGCCGCCAGTTTCTTGATTGACATGCGGAACTCACCAAAGGTCGGCTGAGTAGTGGGAATTGATTGACCTTCACCGATCCAGTAAACCTGTACGCCACCGGTCAGTCTGGGCATCGTCATTTCAATGGTGTTCATGGGGAACACTGTGCATTGTTGACGGGCGACACCATACTGCTCAATCAGCGAGATCAAAGTATTGCGGTATTCGGTCTGAACCAGATAACCACCATCCGGGTCACGACCTTCAACCATATCCTTAACCATGACATCATCTTTGTTGTAGATGCCTTTAATCAACTGGACAAAGCCTTTGGCTTCTTTCGCATTCTGGAAGCCAGCACCAGTATTCTCCAAAGAGGTGAATACAGTGTTTTCCAAAACCTTCTGTTCCAGTTCAGTAACTTTGCTCTGCAAAGCTTTAACCAGATTATCCTGGTTATGGAACATCGACAAGGCGTCCTTGATCGACTTCGAGAATTCATCAAACTGCTTCATAACTTCAATATCAGCCATGGCTACATCCTCAAGCATTAACACGATTAATATCAGAAAATAGAGCGTGTAAAGAACTTAACTTTTCAGCTAAAGCCTTTGACTCGCCTTCGTTCTCATCACTTTCACTTTCTGTAGGTTCGACTACAGACTGCTTTTCCAAACTTGCTTCCACTGTTTTCTGCATTTCGTCAAACATGCGACCCAAGATATTAAACCTGAGTCTAACAGTTTCCTCAAGTTCAATCACTAAAGTTTTTACTTCATTCACGCCTTTGTTGATCGTTACCAAAGACTTGTCCGAAGTGTCCGAAGTGTCCGCAGTCTGCTCTGGTTCATCGGAAGAATTCTCTTCTTTAGAAACTTCTTCCTCTGGATCTAACCCAAGCCGGATCAGTTCCAGTTTTTCTATACTGTAATCCTTTTTATATTCTGGAGCAACTTTTCCAAAATCTGCATAGTGATTACAAAGGTGATCGTAAATCTCTTTCGAATCTTCCTGTGAAAGGTCTAACAATAGAGAATACATTGCTTCAGTCAGACCTTTCCACACTACTACAAGATCGGAATCTTTAATAGTGTGATGACAGAACTTATAGCTTACAAACTTGTCAGCTCTGTCAAGGTCTATCCAACCAAAACCTTTGGCGAACTGACCCCAATCCATTTTTTCCTTGTCACCAGTTTTGTCAGCACTAGCCCAAGCAACCAGACTTGCTTTGGCTTCCTGAAGATCCCAATCTTGATCTACTACTGAGTTTTTCTGATACGGAACCACTTTGCTAACTTTTGTGTCAGCACTAAGAGTTTTCATAAAAGAATTAAGTTCAGACGTCAATTTTTCAATATTGTCTGACCATTGACGCTCAACAAAACTGACCGCAGCCTTGCTATGACCCTGATCAATAAACTTACGCACAGCCACATCGCGGGCGCGAAGCATCAGAGCGTCGGGATTGGCCGGGATAGGGACTGGACTAATCTCCAGCAATTCCCACTTAGGGATAATCCCGTAAAGCTCACTGGTTTTGTGGGCCGAAAGGTCATAAGATTCTTTCGTGCCATCAGGAAGCTCAAATTCAACGGAAGAAACTTTCCAGTTACCGTCACTGTCCCGCAATTCGTAGCAATCAATATACGACTTGGGAATGAAGCCCACTGAAAAAGCATTCATTACGCCAGAAGTGTACAATTTTTCCAACTCTTTGCCATTCTCAGTGTCGGCAAATTCAAAGTCGAATTGCACAGATTCCTTATTGATTCTGATGTCCAAGACTTTGCCTACCGGATATTGACGGCTATCATGGATATTGAGCATGACAGGGTTTGTCAAAAACCGAGAAGAAACACAACCTTTTGGAATCAAAACTTCTTTGTGCCGATCAATAGAAGCAGTACTGGCAATCGCAGAATAAACGCTGCGACCCTCTGCGCTTTTCTTATTGATTGACGCCTTCTTAAACTCAAATTCGCAAGAATGGTACATAGTATACTCCTAAATCTTTGATGTACTTTATGGTCTTTTACTGACGTTGTAAAGGGCTTCACTAATCAAAACTACAATATTGTCGATATTTTTTTCCAACGTGGATTTCATTGCCATTGTAGGATTATTTAAGAGCATTTGCGGCAACTCTTTTAACGTTAAAAGAGTTTCTTTAGAAGGTAAATAATGTTGTTGAATATAATCTTCTACTACATCTTCCCACAATTGAAAGATCGTAAAAGTATTTTCAAAACTCACGTTGTCCAAATAACTTTTTAATTTACGCTCTAATGTTTGCGTAAATTCGTTATTATTATCAGGCTTAGGCTTATCCGAAGGTTTTGGATTCCCCGGCTTTGCAGGTTTTGCAGGTTTTCCCGGCTTTTTAGGATCTTGACCTACACCCACTGCTGGATTAGCAGCTATAGGCTTCATTACTGGTTCCGGCTTAGGCTTTTCAAAGTCTTTATCCGGCTCCATTGTTGGGCAATTCAAAATTTTAGCAATTTGGGATGCTGAATAGCCCATATCTTGATAAGTTTTAGCCGGTGCAGCTAATTCTATTGGATCTGGAGCCAAACCTTTAACCTGAGACAAGTCCCACTTAGCAGAAATACCAGGAAAATCTTTATCCAGAATATTAAACTGAATCAATTCCAGAAGAAAATTCATCTTAGGTAATAAAGTGTGTTCCCAAAATATCCGAATTT